CCCACGCCGTGGTCGAGAATGCATTGCAGCTTCGTCAGTTGGTGACCAACCGGCTCATCATAGAGTCAGACAATGCAGACCCACGGGTGCGTATCCGTGCCTTGGAGCTGCTGGGCAAGATCAGTGATGTGGGACTTTTCACTGAACGCAGCGAAGTGGTGGTTACCCATCAAAGTAGTACCGAGCTTGAGAACAAGCTGCGGGATAAACTGCGAAGACTCATGGGGGATGAGGACGTGGTTGATGTAGTCGATATGGCCGATGGCGCGGTTGATGTTGCCAAGGAGCTTGGGTTACAAGAAGTCGTCGATGATACCCAGCCCAGCGCATGAGTGCAGTCCTTACCCCCGCATCCACCCCCCAAACGCTCTCGGAAGCGGAGCTTCGCTACCTGTATCAGAACCTGCACACCCTCAGTCGTACCGAGCAGGAAGAAATTCTCAAGATTGCCGAGGAGCTGGAGCGCAGACGCCATGCTGAACGCTGCAGAAATGACCTGATTGCGTTTTGTAAGCATATGCAGCCTGACTACAAGGTCGGGAAACACCACCGCATCCTTGCCAACCTGCTGATGGAGATTGCAGACGGTAAAAAAGACCGGATTTGCGTCAATATCCCCCCTCGACACGGCAAATCCCAGCTCGTTTCCATCTATTTTCCGGCTTGGTTTCTTGGAAAACACCCCGACAAGAAGGTGCTGATGGTGTCTCACACGACTGATTTGGCTGTCGATTTTGGTCGAAAAGTGCGAAATATCATCGATTCTGACGCTTACCGGAGCGTTTTTCCCACGGTCAGCCTTGCCGCAGATTCCAAAAGTGCCGGACGCTGGAACACCGGGGTGGGGGGTGAGTATTACGCCTGCGGCGTGGGCTCAGCCTTGGCTGGACGTGGTGCAGACCTGTTGCTCGTCGATGATCCACACTCGGAACAGGACGTGTTGAACGGCAATTTTGAGGTTTTTGACAAGGCTTACGAGTGGTTCACCTACGGTGCCCGCACTCGACTGATGCCGGGAGGCCGCGTAGCGGTGGTGCAGTGTATGGTCGGGGATACCCCGGTACTGCTGGCGGGTGGTGTGCAGAAACCCCTGCAGGATATTCGTCCGGGGGATATGGTGGCTTCGTATTCCAGCGGGGACTTAGTCAGTAGGAGGGTATTGAACTGGCAGTCAAGTGGTCTTGATTCTGTGTATACAATCAAGACGACCTGTGGTAAAGTTGTCCAAGCGAACGCAAGGCATCCGTTCCTTGTGTGGCAATTGGAGGGCACTACCACATGGGTACAGCTACAGAACCTGAAGCCGGGGGATTCCCTTGTATTACTGAGGGGTGCACTAGACCCGCAAACACCAAAACCAGACCCGGGCTATGTAAAGCTTGCAAAGCCCGAGAGTGGTACCACCGAAAATACCCAGATGCCCCCCGCCGTCCAATGGGGTATTGGGGCCAGCACAGGGGTAAGCAATGCAAAACGCCGGGGTGTACGGCTTCTGCATTTGGTAAGGGGGTTAAAGGGTATTGTCGGATTTGCTATTCAAAGCATTATTGGGCAGATATTGGGAAAGCCCAGCAGCTTCCAGAACAGATACGCAACCGGCACCTCAAACACCGCTACGGCATTTCGTTGGCGGAATACCATGAGATGGTTGCCAGACAACAGGGGGTCTGTGCCATCTGTAAACAGCCCCCAACCAGCAGCAACACAAGGGCACACTGGGGAAACAAACTCTGTGTGGACCATTGCCACAAAGACAACCGCGTGCGGGCGCTCCTATGTAACGACTGTAACCTCGCAGTCGGTTACGCCAAAACATCTGCGGTTGCCAGAGCCTTGGCCGAATACCTCGACCTTCACGACAACCCAGATTGAGTCAATTACACCGAGCGGAGTTGCAGAGGTTTTTGATATCGAAGTGGAGGGGACGGAAAACTTCATAGCCAACACCCTAGTTTCTTCCAATACTCGATGGCACATGGATGACCTTACGGGGCGCTTGACCCGGGACATGGGGCAGAACGAGTTCGCCGATCAATACGAGGTGGTTGAGTTTCCTGCGCTTTTTGAAGTGGAAGACAAGGAGACGGGCGAGCTGGTACAGAAACCACTCTGGCCTGAGTTTTTCGATGTGGATGCACTCCTGCGTACCAAAGCGTCCATGCCGGTGTTCCAGTGGAATTCGCAGTATCAGCAGCAACCCACGGCGGAAGAAGGTGCGCTTGTAAAACGGGAGTGGTGGAAAATATGGGAGGCCGAGAAGCCACCGCAGTGTGAGTACCTCATCATGACTCTGGACGCGGCAGCGGAAAAGGGCAACCGGTCTGACTTTACAGCCGTCACGACATGGGGCGTGTTCTATCACGAACCAGACAACAGCAACCAGATCATCCTGCTCAATGCCATCAAGGACCGGGTGGAGTTTCCGGAACTGAAAATTATGGCACAGGAGGAGTATGACTACTGGAAGCCTGATGCTTTTATCGTGGAAAAGAAGTCCAGTGGTACCCCGTTGTACCAAGAACTTCGTCGAACGGGCATGATTATTCAGGAATATACTCCGCACCGGGGTACGGGTGACAAGTTTGCCCGATTGAACTCAGTAGCTGACATCATCAAGTCCGGGTTGGTCTGGGTGCCACAGACCCGCTGGGCAGAGGAGCTGGTGGAGGAGGTTGCAGGGTTCCCTTTTATGTCCCATGACGACTTGGTAGATACCACCGTCATGGCCTTGATGCGCTTTCGGCAGGGTGGGTTTCTCAGGCTGGCTACGGACGAGCCCGAACCCAAGAAGCAATTTAAATCCCGGCGCGGCGGCATGAGCAAGTACTACTAAAGGATACTGGATATGGCAATAGATAAAGCATTGTACGAAGCGCCGCAAGGGTTGAAGGCGCTGGATGAGAACCCTGCCATGCAGGTCGATATTGGACCCGATGCCAACACAATAGTGTTGGAGGATGGCAGTGTAGAGATCATTTTGGCTCCGGAAGAAGGTGACGAGGAGGCCACAGAAGGCGTGGTTGAGGGGCCCTTTGATGAGAACCTCGCCGAAGTCATGTCGGAGGGGGACTTGCAGAAGATGGCAAGTGACCTGATGGAGCTGGTGGAGGCGGACCTCACCAGTCGCAAAGAGTGGAACGACGCCTATGTGAAGGGGCTGGAGGTGCTTGGCTTCAAGTACGAGGAGCGCACACAACCATGGGATGATGCCTGCGGAGTCTACAGCACGGTGCTTGCAGAAGCTGCCATACGCTTCCAAGCCGAGGCGATGAGTGAGACCTTTCCGGCGGCGGGGCCAGTGAGGACCAAGATTCTTGGCAAGGTGACCAAGGAGAAGGAGGAGGCCGCAGAGCGTGTACGTGAGGACATGAACTATGAGTTGACCGAGCGCATGGTGGAGTATCGCTCCGAGCACGAACGCCTGCTCTTCTCGCTGGGTCTGGCGGGTTCGGCCTTCAAGAAAGTGTACTTCGACCCCGGGCTAGGGCGGCAGGTGTCTATCTATGTGCCCGCCGAAGAGGTGGTGGTGCCCTACGGTGCCTCACATATAAACACTGCAGAGCGTGTGACTCACGTGATGCGAAAGACCAAGAACGACCTTGAAGCGTTGCAGGAGGCCGGGTTCTATGTGGACGCCGACCTTGGTGAGCCACAAGCGTTTTTTACCGATCTGGAGAAAAAGAAAGCCAAAGAAGGTGGGTATACGCTACAGAATGACAACCGCTATACCTTTTATGAAATTCACGTTGATTACTGCATGCCCGGAATTGACGAAGAAGGTGAGCTGGCTAAACCTTATGTCGTGACCATCGACAAAGGGACCAATAAGGTCCTTGCCGTGCGACGCAACTGGAACCCGGAAGCGGATGACAAGCAAAAGCGTAACCACTTCGTTCATTACGTCTATATCCCCGGGTTTGGCTTCTATGGTCTTGGACTTATACACATCATTGGGGGGTACGCCCGGGCGGGCACATCGATCATCCGCCAGCTTGTTGATGCAGGTACGCTCTCTAACTTGCCGGGGGGCCTGAAGTCGCGGGGTCTGCGTGTAAAGGGGGACGATACACCCATCGCGCCGGGTGAGTTCCGTGATGTCGATGTGCCAAGCGGATCGATCAAAGACAACATCATGACGCTGCCTTACAAAGAACCCTCACAGGTTCTGGCTGCGCTGTTGGACCGCATCACCGAAGAAGGTCGTCGCCTTGGCGCGATCAGCGACATGAACATCAGCGACATGAGTGCACAGGCTCCGGTGGGTACCACTCTTGCTCTGCTTGAGCGTACCTTGAAACCCATGGCCGCAGTACAGGCTCGCGTGCACTTTGCGATGAAACAGGAGTTCAAGCTCCTGAAGGAGATTATCGCTGACTATGCTCCAGAGGAGTATAGCTACGAGCCTGAGTCGGGTATGTCTCGCGCTCGCCGGGATGATTACGCGATGGTAGATGTGATTCCGGTCAGTGACCCCAACAGCAGTACGATGGCGCAGCGCGTGGTGCAGTACCAAGCGGTGTTCCAGATGGCGCAGTCCTCGCCACAGATATATGACCTGCCGTATCTGCACCGGCAGATGATAGAGATTCTGGGGGTGAAGAACGCAGACAAGATCGTGCCGATGAGCGAGGACCAGAAACCCCGTGATCCGGTATCAGAGAACATGGCCTGCCTGATTGGTAAGCCTGTCAAGGCGTTCATCTATCAGGACCATGATGCACATATCGCCACCCACTCAGCCTTCATGCAGGACCCCATGATTGCCCAGACGATTGGGCAGAACCCCATGGCACAGCAGATCATGGCCTCCTTGCAGGCGCACATCGCCGAACACCTTGGGTTCAGCTACCGCAAACAAATCGAAGAGCGTCTTGGTGTACCGCTGCCCGCGCCGGATGAAGAGTTGCCAGAGGAGATGGAGGTGCAGTTGGCTCGTCTGGTGGCAGACGCCGGTAAGCAGCTTGCCCAGCAGCATCAGCAGCAGGCGGCGCAGCAGCAGGCACAACAGCAGGCCCAAGACCCACTCTTCCAGTTGGAACAGGCCAAGGTGAAGATTCAAGGAGCCGAGGTCGAGCGCAAGGCCAAGAAGGATGCAGTTGACGCCAAGATTGCGCAGGAGAAGCTGATGGTCGAGAAAGCCAAGGCTTCTGCACAGTTCTCGCAAGAAGATAAACGTCTAACCTCACAGGACACACAGGCCAAGTCCCGGCTGAAGCTGGATGCCCTGAAAACCCTTGCAACCCCCAAAAACCAGCCCAAGCCACCGGGCGCACCCACTAATAAGGAATAGCTGTGACCACCACCGTCTATGACGTGCTGATACAAAAACACGGGGAAGAGATTTCCTCTGCAACGGAGCATTTGGTGAGCGGCGGAGCCAAAGACTACGCCGAATACCGAGAAGTGGTTGGCCGGATTCGAGGTCTCCG